TACTATTTGATTAAAGTCAAATGTTATTTTAACAAAGTTGCAACGTCAGGAGTTACGACTGGTAATTCCATTCTTTCTGGGTGCCAAACGATTCCGTATATTGGAAGATGTTCATGCTGGAATGCTTCGATGGTTTGATCTCGTTCATGAATTGCAATTGGAATCATACCCTTACCAAGTTGTGTGATAGTTTGTCCATGATAGCTGTTAACCATTACTGATTTTCCATCCATCAGAACTTCATGATCACATTTTTCATGATCAGGCACTATCTGCCAGTTCACTTGATTTATACCACCACTCAACTCATTGACAACAAATGCGCCATGACATATGCCAAGGATTGGTTTCTTGCGTTTGATAGCGTGGAGGAATAAAAGATTTTCTGTTACATTGCGAGCAATACTGTCTGAACCACCAGAGAGAACCAGACAATCAAAGTCTATTGTCTCATCAACAATACCAGTATTTGCATGAGGGATCAAATGATGATTGCCTAGGAAAGAATACCAGCTTCTCTCTAGGCAATCGAATAAAAAATTATTTGGAGGGATCCGAAAATCCCTCATTGAAATCAAAATTTTCATAACGAATTGTAAATTAAATTACGCTGCTACAGCCTCATTTGGATTTACAGTTGCTGCTGTTTTACCATTAAACGCGACACAAAGGTCACGATGTGGTTCGCCATAAGCATTCAACATGATTTCTTGTACTTCAGGAGAAGCAGTTTTGAAGTCACCTAATGAAGTGCATGAACACTCAAATAGATCCCAAACCATTTCTTTAACCAAAGCCTGACATTCTGCTTGTGCTTCTGGAGTAGTAACAATCTTCTCAAGCATCAAACGACCGATATTGCTGTGGAACTTTTCGTCGCGTGCAACGCGATCATAACGCTTCTGGATGAACTCATCACCAGCAACTTTAGCCATAGTCTGCCATACAGAAGCAGCACGACCTTCAGCCATATACTGATACAAGTGCATCATGATTGGGTTACCATGGGCTTCGTATTTCTGTACTAGGGATGCGCCCATACGTACGTCAACTTTACCGTAAGTTGCCCAGATTTTCTCTAGGTCTGGCTTCTCACCAGTTAGATGCTCAAGAACTTCGTAAACAATACGGAAGTGCTCGGCTTCATCCCATGCTTGCTTAGAAAGCAAACGGCACTCTTCTGGATCAGTAAGTGCTGGGAGTTCGGAAACTTTCTTAGAAAGTTCGATCATGTTCATACGTTCATTGCTCAAGCGGATATGGAAAAAGTTTTCTAGTTCTTTCTTAGATGGCTTGTTAGCAAAGAATTGCTTAGTTTGGATTTCCGCTACTTTATGTAGAGGCATGAAAGATTCCCAAAGTTCGTCTAGGAATTCTTTTGCTGGTTTAGCTGCTGTAGTCATTTTTTTGCCTTTAAGTATAAAAGTTAAAGTGTTTTAAGGGTATGGGAAGTATTTCCCATAGAGTTATTTATAACGAAATTGTTCTCTCTACTTCATTTTAGAGAGAACTTTATCAACTATTGGCTGCCATTGGGTTTCTCTGGATTTTACCCATTCTCCCATGGCTTTAGGATTTTGTAGATCGGATCTTTCTGCTAGGAGATTTTTCTCAAATATTTCCTTTGCATCATCAGATTTCATGGCTTTAGTGAATTCTCTATTATACCATTCTACAACATCAGAAGGTGTTCCTGCAGGTAACATTAGTGCCCACATACCACCTACATTTACTCCTTGTAGTGGTTGCACATCTGGGAGTTGTTTAATAGTATTCGTGCTAACAGCAATAATATTAACCTTTCCATCTTTATGTAAGGCATATGCTACTGCTGAAGGAACAATGGCGAATCTAACATTTCCACCAGCAACATCCATTAGAGCATCCATTGGACTTTTATGGTCTACACGAACAACTCCATCAACACCCTCTTTAAAATTCAATCGACTAGATAGAACCTCATATACTAATCGAGCACCACCTGATGCCGCAACTGAAATCTTCTCAGACTTTAATGCATCAGTAAAGTGCTTTGGAGTTTTGATTGAATCTTTTGGATGCGCCACTACAACGAATGGGCTAGATGCGATATGAGTTGGATAAACAAAACTATCAGTTGTATAACCACGTTTTTCTGGAACTGATACTTTGTCCATTGCGGCAATACCTGGAACTGATACATTGGTAACAGAGTAACCATCAGCTGGTTTCTTTGATAATTCCTCAGTACCAATCACGCCACCAGCACCACCTTTGTTGATTACAACAAATTTAGCACCAGTATTTTGCTCAACGTGTTTTGCTAATACTCTGAAAGTTAATTCATTAACACTCCCAGGTGTCCATGCCATAATCGCTTCAATTGGTTTTGTCGGCTCCCACGCAAAGGCAGGAACAGACATTACCATTAACAAACTAATTACGAGTTTTTTCATATTCTTTCATCATCCTATTCATAAAATCTTCATCAGATTCATAGTTAAAAGACCACTCCCAAAATTTCTTTAGGAGTGGTTTGGTTTCATTAAGCAGCCATTTCAAATTTGTAATCATATGCTTGCTCAACTAATTTAGCAGCTTCTGGAACAAATTTAGTGTTCTTAGCAGAAATTGCGTATAAGTCTTTGCGCATTTGATCTGCTAATTTAGTAGCATGTGCTTGTTTTTCTGCAGTGTCAACTAATTGCTCTAGTTTCCACTTACCAATGTTGCTATGGAATCCTTCGTCACGAGCGATCTTAGCATAGCGATGGCTAATGAACTCATCTTGGATTGTCTCAGCCATTTGATCCCAAACTGCTTCGGCGCGACCTTCAGCGATAGTTTGGTATAGTGCTAATGCGATCTCATCTTCATGAGCATTGTACTTGTCGATCAATGAAGCACCTTTAGAAGTGATACGAGTTTCCCATGAAGCTGCAGCTTCTTCTAGATCAACTGCTTCACCAGTCATGTGCTCGATAACTTCTTTAACCATACGGTAATGTTTTGCTTCGTCTTGGGCTTGCTTAGCCAATAGAGTCAATTCTTCAGTAGAAGTAGACAATGGCATTTCAGAGATCTTCTTAGAGATCTCAATTAGGTTCATACGTTCGTTAACCATACGACCTTTGAAGTGATCTACTAGTTCTTCCTTAGAAGGCTGGCTCTCGAAATATGCTTTAACTTGCATAGCGGATGCTTTGAATAAAGCGTCGTTTGCAGATGCTAGTTCTTGTACAAATTGTTTTGCGTCTTTCATTTTAATTCCTTGATTTTTGTTAAAAGTTGGTTTGTTTTTAAGAAATCGCTGGGCTGCATCAATCAACGCTGGGATTGCTTATTATTTAGGAGAATTTGAACGCCACTCGGCATAGATTCGGTTATTTTTCTCCCATCTACACTCGACTAGTTCATACCCGTATTGTTCGGACAATCGTACATGCTCCTCAATCGTCCAATTGTAGAAAGGAATTCTCTTACATTCTTCATTTTCATGGTCAGGTAAGCCTGGATTGCAGCGCCAATATATCCTATTTTTTTCATTTAATAATCCTATTACTAGTTCTATCTGGTTTTCTATGGTTTCTCTAGTTCCGAAATTTATAGATCCTAGACAAAACGCTACATCGTATTTATCCCTATTAACCTTAGCATAATCTTCAATCGTTAGTTTTAAATCTGCTTCTGGAAATGCTGGATCAATACCGATTAAATTTGGAATTTTACCTTTGAATAGATTCTTACCACATCCTACATCTATTACCTTTTCATTTGGCTTAACTTTATTAATTAAAGCATAGCCAGATAACTCAGCTTTTAAATCGCTAAAAGGTGTATGTCTCCAAACATTATTAAAATATTCATCTAATTCTTGTTGTTTCATACTATACAAACGCTAATATCATGTTCCATATAATCTTGGTAATCATCTAATGGAGGTTTAATTCCAGTCCTAACACATAGATCTATGTTAGTATCTGGTTGGTTATCATTCCAGTGTAGGGATAAGTCTGCATTCTCAGCATCAATATGTTTAGCCATCTCATCTAAGTTTTTGTAGTAGGCATAGTTTGGATATGTGATATTAAAATGCCCACATCGAACCCACCAACCAAGACAAGCATCATTTTCTCTATGAACAAGTACAACTGGACAATCTGGCCAGTTCTTCTTTAAGAAATCAATATGATGACAGAACTGGTGACTACGAATAATACGAACACCACCACCTGAGAATGGGCGATCGAATTCTTCTTCACATTCTTCTTTTGAGTAGTTATCTAACTCATGGAAGAAATATCCATAATCCATTTTTGGATCATAGTAAGCACCCATATGCATAAGTTTTTCTACACCATTAGCACTATGAGAATACGTTCGTTTTGGATCATAATCAGAACGATCTATATCAGGACTATTATAAATGTTTTTACAAACACTACTCCACTTTGAACCTGGAGCACCAGCTACAAAAATATATTTCATTTTTCACTCAATTTTGTTTGCTTTAATAAATCCAAAAAACTTTTTCGGAGTACCTCCCTAGTGGCTCTAACACCTTCTGGGCGTAGTTCACTTTCTTCAAAGAATACTAGGTTAGTATCACGCCATTCTTTATATTCTGGTCCACGAATAATTGGAGCAAATTTTGATCTGTAAAATTCTACAATATCAGCAGGTGTGTTTGGTGGTAAACACATAACCCAAGCAGCAAAGACATTAATCCCTGGAGCAATTTCTTGTAAGGTTGGAACATTAGGCATCTTTTCTAATCTGCGTGTTCCAGTTATTCCAATTGCTTTAACCTTGCCTGCTTGAATAAGTGGCTGAGCAATTGTGATTGGCATAATACCAAATTCAGTTCCACCAGTTGCATCGCCCCTAAAAGAAGCAACACTTAACACAGTTGGATTTGGTCCATTAAATTGAACAGACTGAACTAATTCTTTATTAGATCCTTTAATCTTATCCATAAGATAAACATAAGCAGTCTTATGCGCACCACCTCCAATTCCTACATTGATTGGAGTTTTAGTATTTACTACTAGATCAGCAAATTCTTTTGGGGTATTTACTTTACTACTTACATGAGCAACTAACGCTAATGGACTTTTGCCAAGCGTAAGAACTTCAGAGAATGAATCATAGTTGTAAGATTTAACTTTTTCTTCATATACATCGTTAGTTACGTATAAACTCATATGACTCAAGACAGCCATTGTATAACCATCTGGTTCTGCTTTGAAGAGATGATTAGCAGCAATGGCTGAATCAGCACCAGCACGATTCTCTACAACGAACTTGGTTTTTTTATCTGTTTTTGCTAGAATAGATGCTGTTTCTCTAAATGAGATTTCATTACCAGATCCAGGAGCAGTTCCAATTAAAACTTGAATTGGACGTTCAGGTTCCCATGCGTGAGCAATAATTGGAAACAATAAAATCAACATAATCTTTTTCACAAAAAATCCTTTCTGTATAAACTAGTACCATCAGTCAAGTCCATAACCCACTCATGATCAACAATATGATAGTGTGATGTCTGAACTACTTTATTTGCAGCATAAAATTCTAAGCCACAATCTTTTAAAAATTTCTTTGATGCCCATTTAAATGTCTTTGGGTCAGGAGAAAGAAACTTCTCTTCATAACGTCCAATAGACCATTTCTGGAAATCAACATTATCATAAAAAGCAATAAACCTGTCAGCACCTGGAAGTCCACGTTGCCTATTTGTTTTACCCATCATCCATTTAGAATTCAATTCTATAAATGACAAATACTCAGGAACGCTTTTTACTGGTTCTCCTGGCCATCTCTCTAATATATTTCCGATTAATTCGATTTGATCTGCTCGTAGATAATCTTCCCATGCCATAGTAAATTCTTCTGGCTTTAAAGTAAAATATCTACCATATATCTGATCGCCAAGATACCCACTAACCACCAAACCATCATCAAATAGTGGAGTCATTAAAGGAAGGGAAAGATGAACCTCAATCCCTCTTGGTAAAACATGTTTCTCTAGTAGATTACCAGATTCAATAATAGAACCATAATTACAAAAAACTTTTAATTGTTTTGGATCAGCTACTTGCATAAGAGAAAACAATGCAGTAGTGCTATCAATACCACCAGACCAAGAAACATTTATTTTTTTACCAGTGGAAACTAATTTCTCTGCATTCTCTATACAAATTTGGCTAAATGGTTTTTTAAATGTAGATTCATACTTTGGTAGTGGCTCATATTCTGCCATTTTAAGATAGTGTGGGATTGTTTTAGTTCTATCCTGGAACATATCCATATTACCTTGGTGTATTTTAGAATCACCATTACCCCATTGTTCAAGATTTAATTTTTGATAGACTGGTAAAATAGTATCAAAATGTTCCGACTTATAAGGATCCAATTTTTTAGATTGTATAATCTCATGTTCAGTTAATCTATGAATAATACAATTTCTAATCATTCGCCTAATCTCAATCTCACTGGTAATAAATTTGATCTAATAGACCACTGACCTCTATGATCAGTTACAACAACATATTCTTTATTTGCAATAAATTTTTGTTTATTATCGTGAATAAATTTCTTAGCATATTCTGGTGCTACTATCATAGACTCTGGAATGAGGATCTCGTACGCATCAGTTCGGTTCACAAATGCATCTTCTTGTGATGAATCATACCAAAATATATCTTTTAATATTCTAGTATTTCCATTAACAACTGGGTAAAATGGAATATTCCAAACCCATCCTTTAATCAGAGGTTCCATATTTCCCTGCATCGATTTTATTCCATGCACGCTCATGAAAGAAGTATAGAATACTATTCACAACATAAAATTTCATACCTGTTCAACTCCTATATTACACTTAGTTAAAAAATCTATTCCACTTGTATCACGATATGAATTTCGGTAATACACTGTATTTATACCTGCTCCATAAATCAGTTTAGCGCAATGAATACAAGGAGCGTGTGTGCAAAACATACTGGAACCAGAGCCAGCCTCTCCATCTCTGGCGAGTTTGCTGATCGCATTCGCTTCAGCATGAATAACCTCATTTTTTGTAACTGTGGTAACTGTATCATCTGAATGTTGAATAATATTTTCACATTCGTTTGTCCAGCCAGCTGGCATACCATTGTAACCGATTGAAATAATACGATTATCTTTTACAACAACTGCACCGACCTGAAGTCGTTTTGCGCTGGACAGCTGAGCAAATCTCTCAGCAGTATCCATAAAAGCATCAATCCATTTTTGTTTCATTGCCCGAATCCAAATGGACATTTGGATTTCTTTTCATCAGCATCCATTTTATCAGCTGCTGCTTTTGCTTTTTTCCAACGTAAATTTCTAATTCCATCAGATATCTGGGGCATGTCCATCGGAATAGTATTTTTAGTGAACCATTCTTTCTCTTCAATCAAATGACACTTATACTCTACTTCATTTTCAGTGATTGGTATTAATTGAATCATTGGAGTACCAGCAAGAATAGTGAATGGCTCAACATCTTTTTTAACAAAAGCATTTAAGTTTGTTTGACATTGCCAATCATAAAATGTTATCGCTGGAGGAATAATGATATTTTCAACTTCATTGCTCATGTTCCACATGGCTTGATGCCAAAGAAACTGTACTCCAGTTTTTTCTTGGATATTCCAAACACCCCCAAACTTAACTTGAATCCAATTATCAAATAAACCCTCATACTGAGCACGAGGATGCTGGCTCACTAGATTCATATTCCATGGATCTGATACGCCAAGTTTAGTTGTATTTTCTACTGCGGTTTTTGGGCTACAAACATAATCAATCCACATTGGAATAATTGCACCATGACGATATAGTGAATTGATACCAGTACATTTCTTTACTGATGGTATTTTAATTTTTACGTTTGTAGATTCATCAGTCACATAAACATCAGGATCTAATTTCTTGATGGGTTCTGGATAAAAATGAACAGACTTTCTGATTTTGTATAATTCAAATACTGATTGTCTATACGTAAAACAATCAACAGTTATTTTCTTTTTCTTAAACCAAAACATCATAATGCCTTTATCCTTTTTATCACTCGCTCTGCTGCTTTCATTCCTTCTTTCTCCATCATATCATCAAACAGTTCTTCTCTTGCAAGCTGAATATTATTTAATACAATCATGGCTTCTTTTTCATCCATTGAGTTCAGCATCATTTTGAACTCGTCTTCTTCTAAACTTAGAAGGAATAAAATAAAATCTCTATCGTCATCTTCAAGATGTCGCACTTTCTTTGACTTTCTTTATAACTGGAGGAATAAACCCAGCATCAGTTACCAATTTTCGTGTGATCTTTGGATATTTTTTATGTAGTGTCTGGTCTTTAATTGCAATTAATACTTCTGCTTCAGATGGATGACAACCCTCAAGCATTGAGATAAACAATCCCTCTCGTTTAATTGGTTTCAAATCTGCTCGACAGAACACATATAACCTACGCATCTCACTGAACATATTAGTTGGAGTCATACCCAATGGTTCAGCTGCAGGTTTATAAGGTGGCGTACCTTCAGGAAGAATCATTTTCTTTTCTTCTTCAAATGCGTATTCAAAAATTAATTTTAAAACTGCATCGGCTTTATATTTTTCAATACACTTTGGATCTGTCTGAATTTCTCCAAGCATTTCAGTTACATATTTTCTCATGTTTTCTTCCTTATTCTAAAAACTATTGCATATCTCATTTGTTCAGCCCATGGTGCTGCTGGCTTTGTAGTGTGTAATGCTCTTCCATCATAAAGGATAATTCTTCCTTCTTTTGGAGACACAATCGCAAAAGGATATCCTACATTAAATCCTCTAGATTGTCCCAACCCTTTTTGGAATTGTTGTATATCACCAGTTGATTCATCATTACTGTAAAATACATTTTCTGCCATCCAAGTCGGATACCATTGTAGATTAGCAATGTATAATAGGGTATAATACCCCTCTTTATTTAACTCAATTGTATCTCTATGAATACCATGAGATCGTTTAATTGTTTCTGATGGCTGAGCATTTACATATACATTTGCATATGGATATTTCATTTTACTATCAGCAATACCTTCTGGATCACCATCGATAATAAATTCATTATTAAATTGTTTATTGATAGTGTCCCATAGTTCTGATATGACTGGGTGGTCATTGATTAAATCTTGTTCATTTGCACCAAAAACAGTTCTGTGCATGTATTGATTATTCACCGATGGAATTGTATCATCCATGTATTCTTTTTTGTTATCAATGGGTTTATAATAGATAACAGAACCAACATCAGGATATGATACATCCTTACGAGTAGCATGAAAATCTTGACGTATCATATAGTCCCAAACTCGCCAACGAAGGTCGTCTGGTACTATATTATCAAAACTTCGCACATCATAAGTCTTCATTAAAAATCCTCTAGTTCATCCAACAATAAACGACATTTGTGTTCAATCAGATAGTTCATAATAGCCATCTTATCACCTGTCGGTTCGTTATTTAGGTAGTCATCTATAATAGTTTTCGAAACGTCATCTGGAATAAAATCAAAGTCAACCAGAGTGGCATTACGATGCCAGTTACGTCGTTCTTCGTCATTCTTACAAGCGATAAATCCATTCTCAAAGAATTCTTGAAGACGTTTTGCGCTCATAGGTTTCTGACGTTCTCCCACCATAAACACATCGTCTTTGCTTAGAATATTTGGAACTCCATCGCCAGTGTCACCCTTAACAATATGCTCGATTTTATGTTCAATGATTTCTTTTTTAGTTGCAGTAATATACTTGCGCTGCATCGGAGACCACTGTTTAACAGTAGGATATAACTGTAACTGTTTGAAGTCTTTATCAGAAGAAAGAATTAGAATCTTCTGTGGTTCTTCAACCAATCCTTGTTGAATCAATAAATTATCCTGAGCATACTTTGTAAGAACTGCAATAATATCATCTGCCTCGGCACGATCAATATGCAGAACTTTGTATGGAAAATACTTAGCAATATCTGTGCGCATCTCAGTCAGCGTATCAAAAATCAATTTCCAATCAAGATCTGATTTCTCTCGATTGGCTTTACGCATACCTTTGTAGTATTCAAAGAATTCTTTACGCCAGTACTTGCGTCCATCACAACAGATAACTACTTCTCCGTATTCTTTACCATACTTTTTCTTGTATGATTTAATCGTTGAAAGAGTTACGTGACGAATAAGGTTTTTTACTTCAGACTCACTACCTTTCAACTCACGTTGGAATGTCAAAATTGCGGCAAGAGCCACTTGGGAATAATCAATTAGAATCATTTGCTTCTCTCAGGTCAGTCATACTTAAAAATGTGGCACTACAATATCTTCCGTCACCAGTAAATCCATGAATCATTTCAGACTTTACTTCTTTGGCTTCATGCATGGTCGCAGAAGCAATTAATATTACTCGATTGTTTTCAATTTCAATCGTTGCTTCTTTGTTTGAATTGCATGAATACAAAACCATCTCCCCACCAGTAAACTTCTTTGGTTTTGTATAGAAATAGTTTAGTAAGGTGAAGAATACATTGTCAGTGTGTGCTTTATAATAATCAGAATTCTCGTAGTAAGAAACTAAATGTGTTCTTCCATTACATGTTAAAACACTTTTGAATAAAGTATTAAATTGTAGAATATTTTGTTTGAATTCTGGTAATGCCATTTGAGTAAACCCATGGCTGATTATGGCAGAATGTCTCCAGTTATTAAATACATGCTCTAAGAAAATACCACGCTTTGATGTAATTACTTTGCCATCAGTTTTCGCTGACTCAAGTTGTTCTTCAGACTTCATTATAGATGGTTTAGTCAACCACCGCAACTCTGTCATGATTTCTTTGAGTTGTTCTTCGGTATAGAAGTTGTCAATAACAACAGCATCTATACCGTCAGCGATATATTTAAATTCCATTAAAATGCGCCAAGAATAATAGTTTCCTCATTAATACGACCATTCGGTTGAGAAGGTTTTGTCTTAAGAGTTTTCATTGCATTAGTCAATGCACGTTTACCCAAAGCCATCCCCTTAAAGAATTCTTCTGGTTTACGTAGTGTAAATGCCTTAGATTCTTTGATATCAAACCCAATGATAGTAGTTCCTTTAACTGAAACAGTACCATTCTCCGCACGGTAAACACCGACACGACGATACTTAGTATTATAGAACCAAACTTCACTAGAACCAATTATACCTGTTGGATTGACAGATTTCAAATTTAATTCAGCGAACTCTTTGAGATACTTTATTCTCGCAACTATCTTTGTAGGAGATACTGGTTTTAGTTTACGTGGTGCACGATTTGCTTTTGCAGTCTGAACCATTTGATTGCAGTCAGCAATAATACCGTCAACGAATTCAGCAAATCTTTTGAGTTCACGTTTAGTAAAGTGTGAATACCCTTCTACCAACTGCTCATCTTTTCCTTCAAGTACTTCTCCAATTTCTTGGGCAGTATGCACAAACAACTCTCCAATCCGTTTAGCAATCGGTCCA